GGGGATGGGGGCGTTACCGACGACGGTAATGGCACCGTTGAGCAACCCGCCAACATCGCAAACAGCATTGCCAGTGGTGTTATCTTGCTCACATTGTTCATACTACACCTCCAGGTTGGTTCTCCAATGTCAACTGCTCATCCTCAAGACTTTTTTCGTAGTTGCTCAAGGTGTCAAGATATCCTGAGTTTCGCACCACCTTGAAGGCCAAGTTTTCTACTGAAAATTCACCTACTGAGTCAAGCCCTGCTTTGCGCATGCGTTTCATCTGGTCCCAGATGCGATTTAAATCGTCTATGTTCTGTGTGCCCGAATCAATCAACTCGTCAATCCTGCTCATGACATCAAACGCTTTCGCTTTCACTGCCTCATCGTTGTATTCAACTTTTTGCTGGGTAGGCTTCTTGAGCCAGCGATCCTGCAGCAGCGAGTAGACACCAGTTGCGACCAGTTTGCTATTCTTGTCGTCGTTCACATCTTCAGCATATAACTCTGTAGTGTAGCCCTTGACAGTTATGTCGTGCCCTGAGTTCCACAATGATTTTTTCGCTATTAGGAAAGGCGCGGTCAGTGGGTTTTCGCCAAGCCGTGTCGCATCCACTAGCACATGAATGTCAATGTCAGATTGCTCAGTATAGTTAAATGCGCAGTTGCTTCCTGTAATCACATAGTCAACTATTTGTATTTGCTTGACATCAATGAACTCTGAAAACTTATTTGCTATTTTACCTAACGCTTCTTTAACGTCAGGCAGAAGTTCCATACCATCCCACAGTGCTGGATTTAACTCGTCGTGGTAGGCCAGCGTGATCTTAACATCATCTGGTGAGCTCACTGCCTCAGGCAACCCGTAGTTTACAGATTCTTTAAGGGTGAAGTTAGATTTGAACCACAGGTAGATGTCAGTATTTGATGAGTGACGATCCATTTCTCGTCGTAGAATCAATATGATTCTATTCTTATCAGCCCACGACAAATCTTTCCAAATACCCACATCTCTACGCAATATCCTAAACGCTCCATTGCTGTATAGATGTAAATACTCTTCTAATCGCCAGAAAAAACTAGCATCATCGTTGTGACTTGTTTTACTCTGACTTTTTACCGCATTTAAATATCGCTGAACTTGAAAAATAGGCAAACTAATACTACCATTTATTTTTATAGTTCCACTAAATGTGTCTTGATGAATCAAGATAGCCAGTAGATTAGCCAAATCAGTCCCAGCATAGTGAATATTTTCGTAGGGATTATAGTTAGTTGTTTGCGATGCGTAGTTAGCGACCCACGATGGGTTAGTGTGCCGCAAAATCTCAATCATCATAATCATCAAATACACAATGCTGGCTATTTCATCAGCAGATTTCCCCTTGATGTCTTTCGTGTCACGAAACATCCTTGCTTCTGTCAAATGTTCAATAAACTCTAACTTCATTTAATGATTACCGAAATTCGCTGACGAAAAATGTTCCCTGCTAACTAATTTAATATGCCCGTCAGGGCTCGCTGCGACATACCCTTCCCCGCCCTTGACACCGCCAATGTGGGCGTAGATTGTCGTGCTCGCGTTGTCAAGTTGATTGATAATGTCTAGCTTGATTTTAGTCACAGTGTCAAACACATTGAAGATAGTTTGGAGAGCATTGCCACTCTCATTCACATACGCAATGACATTTTGTGCCATTTGTTTAGACAACTTAGGGTTGGCTTGAACCCAAGGTAGAAACTTTGCTGCTAACTGATCAAGATCACGAATCCGTGTCTGCTGGTTGACAAAAGTGTAAAGCATGTTAGGCAGGCTAGTAAGTTTACGGGCCTTCAAGTTGTTGGCATCTAAGAACGAGTCAATAACTTTTGCGTTTTGCTTGATATACTGTGTTGCTTCTTTAATGAGCGACTTACTCAAATCTATATTACCCTCAACCTTTACTTCAGGGCCTAGGATACATAGTGCTCCATTGGGATTTAGCCCTGCTGTATTTTTTAGCGGGGCTGGCTCTGCTGCGGTTCTTTCTTCAGGTGACCCAGCCACCTCTGCTGGGTAAAACCCATGAACTGCTAGCCCCGCTTTTCCTTGACCTACACGGCGGCCTAACTCTGATGTTTTGTCAATCTCATAAGTGGTAGTGCCCTCACCAAATATCCATCGCTTAACTGTGCTCTTGAGACCACCTGGCCACCACATCATGTCACCCTTGATAAACCCGCGGAAAGAAGGTGGAAAGGCTGACTCAACTATAGGCCACAGTTGGGTTATTTTTGCTAAGAATTCTGGGTTGCCGCCTTTTGCTGATTTTTGCGCCACGAACTCCTTGGCAGATTTATACATGCCGTCGTATCCTTTTGCTCCCCAACCAGCCATGTCAGTCATGATGAACTGCCCGTCATTGGTGCGCCCAGCATACAATCCAATCTGCCCATCCCATTTGATAGTCAGCACCTGATCTTTTTCCTTAGGTAAAGATTTAAAACTATTGATCACACGCAATGCGCCAGCACTACCCTCAAAGAAGATAATGTCCTCAGCATGGTTCATTCCCACTTCGTTTAACTTGAAGGTAGGCTTTCTTGACTCTGTTATTATTTCACTTATTTTCATAGCATGTAATTATGTTTGTTATTATCACCAGGTTTACACCATAGACCAGTATATGGACTCAAAATAGAGTTTTCACGCAAAATATTTTGTTCTGGGTAATGGTCGTATTTTTCTAATATCCAGCAATACCGTTGAACCTCTGAATCATCATCTCCAGGGTAGACATTGATATTAGAAGTTTTTGGATCTATAATATGTTCTGTCTTAGTGTCAAAAATCATTGGGTGTAATCCTAGTGCTGGCAATGTCGTTGTCCACAGTTTTTTACCAGCATAAGTTTGATAAATGTCACTCTGTATAGATTTCTTCAATGTTTCTTTAATGTATTTATAGAGTTGCCCCATCAGGTTTTTGCCTTCATGCGGCGGAAAAACTTGGGCATGCCTAGCCATCCAAACTTTACCATTTAACCGTGAGTGAAATCCAGCATAAGCGGCTACTTGTTTTTTATCATCAACAAACATTGCTACCCTGGCATCATCAAACTCAGCGTAATATACAGTAAACTCACCAGCAACCCCCAACGGGCTTGCCATAGACAGGTAATGCTCAGCTGTGGATAGCGAAAAAGTTTGATCTCCTATCAGCTCAATCTCATTTATTTTCATAGTAGATTTTGTAAGTTCCTGAACCATTGTGCTGACCCAGGTTGAACTGATTCAGGCAAGTTGATAAGCCCCTTAGTAGCGTCAGCTCTAGCTTGAGCTAGCTTTTCTTCCTTGCGGGGGTCGTTGGCAAGAGCTCGCATAATAGATTTTACAGATGCCATGTCAGCACCTGTGGCTGCTGGATTTAACAGAATCTTGGCGGCGGCAGCTTTGTTATCTGCGACTACTTTATTGGTGGCACGATCTACCAGTTTACCTTCAAACGGAGAAAACTTTAGCCCAAGTGCCTTGGCTAGGCTAGAATACATGATGAACAGATGCCCACCCTTAAAATCTGGATCTTCATACTGCCCGGATGGTCCGTGCTGATGGAAAGGGGCCACTCGCTCTGCGTCTGGGATCACCATGACGTCAACCTGAACGAAGGTTCCGTCAGGCACTGGCATTCTCACGTGAACGTTTCTGCCAGTTAGTGCTGCTTGAAATCCCTTATCGTTTACATACTGTTTAAACCTGACTTTGGCAATCTTGTCGTCAGGTGCTTTGAAAAAGTTAGCTATTTTTCCTGCGTCAACGAATACATCCATGTCACCAGATTGAATCTTAAAGCCAGCACTGCCAATATGAGGGACAATGTTTATGCCAGGTGGCATCAAGGACTGGATATTTTTAATCAGTCCCGGAACAAACTCTTTCTTGATTGGGGATACATCGTCAAACACATTCCCGCCTTCAGTAATCATCGATTCTAATAGTTTGTTTGCCCGCAAACGAATAGACTCGCTTTGTGTTCCTTGGGCTTTTTGCTGTCTTGCTGCAGCAATAAGTTTTAACGTTGCTTGATCTCCACGTTTAACCGCTTGTTCATACGCTGGGGTAAACTCATCTTTCATCGATGCTGGATCGACTACAGGTTGCGGTGCGGCAGGTTTTTGCCCAGGTGTTTTTACTTCAATGTCTTCAGCATCGGCATTAGTTGCAGCGTATTTGCTTGCAGGTGTTGCTGCTGGCGCAGTCAATCTAGGTTGCGACGGTAGCTGCGGTTGCGGTGGCCGTTGAGGTTGCTGTGTAGCAGGTAAGTTTGATTGCGGTGTCGGTGCTGTTGGTTGCTCTTGAGTTGGTTGCTCTTGACCTGGTTGCTCTTGTTTTGGTTGAACTACATCTCCATTATTGCGAGCATAAGTTGCTTGTTTAATATATTCTCGCACAGCTTTTGAATCTGTTGTTTGTAACTCCAAGTCACTTGAGTAATCTTCACGGTAATACTGATTCAAAAATCTGTCAAGATATTTTTTGTATGCTGCAGGATCTGCTTTAACTGCATCTGACAGAGTTGGCAACTTATTGACTTCCCACCGTTTAATGGTTGAAGCTGTTACATTATTGACTATTTTATTCCCCATATTCGCATGAGTAGTAGGAGATGACCCATACGATGCTGCACCTTTTGCTGATTTTACTGCATTTGCTGTAGCAGATACTGCGGATGATGCCTTATCTTTAAGAGCAGTTGCTCCTGCTTTAATTGAGTCCCAAAACCCTTCGTCAACTATTATATCATTTACTTTCATTTTTAATCCTTCTTAGTCCGCGAGTAAACTTAGAAGCGTCTTGACCCCTAATGCTGTTCAACAATCGTCGCTCTAGATCAGCAGCTACTTCAGCATTATAGTTTTCACGCAGGGTCTGAATCAGGTTGATGGCGCCTTGGATGATGTGCGTTGCCCTGCTTTCCAGCAGGTTTTCTCTATCACGGTGAACCAGCAGGTTATCCAGCTCGTCTAGCAAAGATCGTGTCTTTTTCTGCAAGAAAATACTCCAGTTTAGTTGTAGTATTTATGCCATTCTAGATCAAAACTATTTTAACTGTGACTTGAGGCTTGACAGCATGTTAGAAAGTTTCTTAGACTGGATATCCGCCACTGGCGGCTTCTTAGCTGTGATTTCACCAGTGTCACCATCGAGTGACTCCCCTTCCTTCACTATCTTAGACCTAGTCTTCAAGCTACTAAGCACTGCGGCGGGCAGTTTGCTCATCGGGGAATCACTATCTTGCTCTCCAGCGTCTACAATGCGCAGGCTCTCTACATCATATACTAGGTCAACTTTCGTCCCAACGCCCGAGCTACTACGAGTCTTCAATAGCTGAAGCTGATATTTACCGCTTTCACGCATTGCGCGTGAAGTAAAGATGCCAAACACATTGTCAGCTGTGTTGATCTTTGAAATACCACCCGAGATGTGACTGTGATCAAACTCTACTTCGTCAACTGCATTTCTGTTCAACTGTGAAGCGGTTATGAACAATACATTCAACTCTTTGGCTAAGTTCCGCAGCTCTTCTGACACATATTTGTCTTTAACAAACAAGTTTTCTGGAGATACTTTTACCCCAACTGGCATAAGCAAATCCAAATAGTCAACCATCAAAAAGTCAACTTTAGAGTTAGTCTGTATCTCAAACTCTTTAATATACGCCCTAATGTCATTTACTGTGCTCTGTGCTGGCATATATTTTATCTGGAACTTTCCAGCTTTTTTACCAGCCATTCTAATCTTGAGCTCTACATCATCAAGATTCTTGAAAATGCTCTTCGTGCTGCAGTTTGCCACCATTGCGTCAATACGCATTGCTGACAGCCCCTCGCTCAACTCTAGTGTTAAATATAGTCCATTCAACCCTGCTGAAAACCAGTTCACGCTAATGTTTTGCATGAAAAGTGATTTGCCTGAGCCAGAGCCGCCAGCAAAAATGTTTAACTCCCCGCGGTTCATCCCCCCAAAAAGTGCTCGATCTAAGCTAGCCCAACCAGTGCTGATTTGCCCATTACTTGATTTGATCTCCATCAACCGCTTTCTAGGGTCAGCAAAATAATCAGTGCCCATATCTTTAACTAACCCAATCTGAACTGCATCCTTGATCAGCTTTTCTACTGGGTCGTATTCGCCCTTTTCCAACAAGTCAGCAGCCTTTAAGATGGCTCTCTCAAGTTCCATTCTCTTGCTGAATCCCTCAAACTCTTTCAAGAACCAATCATAGTGACTGTCATTTAACTCACCAGGTGACGCTAACTTAGTCCCGCATACAGCATTTATCTGCTCAAAAGTGGGCATAGTCTTATGCTCATCCGTATGCTCTTGAATAAATTTGGCCGGTGCCTGCAATGACCGTGAAAAGTTTGCAGGGTTGAAAATATTTTGCACTCTAACATAGCTTGTCGGAGATTGTAGAGCCATCTCCAAAAATAGCTTCTGAACATCTTCTGTATAGTTTTTAATGGCCATAATTCTTTC